TCACGTGGATCAAATCCAATGTCTGCGTCAATAAACAACAGATGAGTACAGTCAGAACGAAGGAATTCATCTACGATATAGTTCCTTGCCCGTTGAATTAAACTTTCGTTGAATAGAAAGTAGTACTTCATTGGAATTTTGTGAGAACTACATAGCATACTTAAATCGTTAGTCGATTTGGTATATAGTCCTGTACACTGACCACCATACATAGGTGTACCAATAAAGAGTCTTTGTTTTTGTAGTTCTTCTGTCTTTACTTCTAACTTCATACTGTAATTTGCTCCAAGTCGTTTTCAGCTCGAGTGATTGACTGTAATCTTAATACATCAGCCAATATGTCCCATGCCGAATCATGTGCTTTAAATACTGAATCCCACTTATCTTCGTTTGCACAAGGAGGGAATCCATTCTTCTTTAAACCAAAATCAAACTTTGCATCAATAAATGTTCTTGTATCTCTAACAGACCAATGCTTAAGGTGTGATTGTAGATGACCTACTTTACCTTGAGACTTAAAGAGTCTTTCAAGAATAACAGGATCAAAGGAATTAGATCTTGACCACCAATAGTTAATCTTTGGAGAATCAATTAAAAAGTCGGTAAACTGTTTCACAAAGTCTTCAACCGATAAGTCTGAACTTTTAGGAGCAATATTCTTTCTTACTTCTGAATCCTGTTTAGACCAAAAGTCGAGAGTACCTCTATCAACTACCCAATTATAATTCTTTACTTGTTCAGCCACATTCAATTTAAATTTCTTTACTTTGAATACATCACTTAAGTTATAGGGATTATCAGATGTAAACTTGTCCCACTGAAATACCATTACAGATACATCAATGACAGCGCAGTTATGAACGTCCTGTCCCATTGTTTCGAAGTCGATGATTAAATCGTTTCTCATATGTTTACCTTTAATTTAATATACTATTATAACAAACTTTCCTAGTCTTGTCAATAGTTTTATGCAAAGAATTCATCTAAGTTTGGAGTTGTGTCTACACCATTCTTGTCATGTTCCATTAATTGCTTATGGTTGTTCTGTCGAAGATAAGTTGACTCTGACATATCAAGATCACCTGTTAAGAACTTGGCGATTTCACTATGGAGATCAGCAGATGTTGGTACAGGAACATTCTGTGCAATATGATTCATTTTCTTCAAGCCATGTAATAACTCAAAGTTCTCAGGAAAGCCCATCATATGTAAAGCTTCTCGAATCGTCAACGATCGTTCTTCAGTCGGATGCATTGTATCAACCATGTTACGACCAATTACTGCATTCATATATTCACCAAAGACATGTACTGAACCATCCCATACACCTTTACCATCAGCAAACTTCATAATGGCATGATCTGAGTATTTAGCGCCTTTTTCGTTTCCTGTTCTGTGGAACCATTCGTTGGCTTCTTTCATCCAACCTTTCTTACAAACATAATTCAGAGTTGTCTTAACGTTCTCTTCAACCATAAGCTCTCGAACATCACGATTTGTTTTTGTCTTAATGAAATTGTAATAAGGTTCGTTAGGAACATGTTTATTAATAATCAAATCTTGATGTAATGCGTTAACAGGAATCTCTTGTAAGTATTCAGCAAAGTTCTTTCTTGGTTTATTATACCAATTCATTACAGGAGCAGAGTCTGACTTCCAGCCGATCGCAAAGGTCCTGTCGCGTCCTTGAGGGACTCCGTGAAACCTAGTTGAGGTTTTATACAGGGATAATGAATACCCACGCTCAGCACATATTTCATACAGTCTATTTGCTACAGGACGACCTTTATTTGTAAACAATGCAGGAGCATTCTCAACAATCACTACCTTTGCACCAAGTCTATCAATACCATCTTGAAAGACCATATACATAAATTCGTTCTTAGCACAACCTGCGCCTTTACTCTCTGTAGTTGTTCCTGTATTTAATTGAGATAGAGCAGCACATGGTGGAGTACCAGAGACCACATCAACTTGTGTTAGTCCACTGTTTTCTACTTCATCAAGTTTAATATAAGGAATATCGCGTCCCATTGTATTTTGTTGGTAGTTTACGTAATGACTATCGTTATCCTCAAACCCACCATAAGAGTAGATTGCTGTAGGTGGTTTACCAAACGCTCTTTCTGCGCCTAGCATTTGTCCACCGATAAGCGGAATGAGTGGTGCCCACGTTATTTCTTTTTTGTTCATCCGAAAAAATCCTCAAGTGTTGCAGCTACTTTCTTATCAAATTGCGTTACATCAGGTGCAACATAATCATTATCAATCGCTGTCATAATTTTATTGTTTAAGAATGTACCATCGTAGTATTCAGGTTTACATATAAGTTTACGTAATCCTGTAATTACCGATTCATACTCCTGTTCATTATTTAATAACCTATTCATCCTTTCTTTAAATTCAGCAGGAGTTTTCGGTCTTAAAAAATCTGGTATTGGCAAATGCCCTTGTTCATCATAAGATGGATGTAAGAACGGTATCACACCAGCATGTACCATTTCAATATACTTTGAAGTTACCCAACCTTTTGCGATTGGAATAATAAAAGTAAATTTAACATTATTCATTTTAGCCATTACATCATCAAGATGAATAGATCCTTTGAACCTTGCGTCTGTTTCGGTATTAGGATGTTCCCATTTACCATAGATCTCAACATCATCATGTTCATCTAATACCCAATCCTTTAATAAATTGTATCTTGAAGGTTTAGCTTCGTTTAAGATAACCATAAAAGGAACGTTACGATTTAAGTTGAACTGTTCAGTATGTTGATAGTTAATACAGAAACAAGTTTCCATTCCTGCATATGTTGAAGACATTGATCTGTCGTAACGATCTTGTTCTTCGTAAGATTTAATACTACTTACTTTATATTCATAATCGTATTGACCTAAAGATATATTTGGTAAATTGAATATGTCTCTTGATTGATTCATAACATACCGAGGATCGTTTACAATCTCAACATAATCAGGATTCTCTTCGTTAATCCAAATCGCAATTGGTGACGTATAATTCTTTGTCATATCAATCACAGAAGCTTTAAGTGTACGATCTTTAACTTGTTCAATTTTGCCTGGGATCGTAACTGTACCAACTTGACCAACCATTAAAACAGTATAGTCTAATTTCATTGACCTACTCTTAAAGTAATCAATCACGTGATTAAAGAATCTATCTTCATCTTTGTTTTTAATACCTTTCCAAATATCAATTACATTATCAAAGGGAAACAACTCCAATGATTCAGACTCATTTAGAGTACTGAAATCAGATCGTCCGATAATGTAAAATGTTTTGTCTGGGTTATTATTTGCGAGTGCAATAAGTACTGTAGACGGTTCGTTGTCTCCACCAACGGGAGAGAAGCGATTCCGCTTAAACTTGACCGATTTACCGATCTTTCCAAATCCAATGTTTTTCATAATATAAAGTTTGCCGTTCTGTTAAATTTATTTATCCGAATTGACCACACGTTGTCTGAGCTCTGACGAACTGAAAGAATGCCTTCTGCGATTATAATGAACAGGACATAAACCTTTTCCAGTATGCTCAACATCTTTGTATTCTTCACCAACAATTCTAATATCAGGATTGATAGTTAAAATCATATCAACCAATTCTTGTTCAGTTGAGAAAGGTATTACCTCGTCTACATATTTACAAGAAGATAACTGTATGTATCTTTCAAATGGAGTCTGAACTGGTGCGTTCTTTGCATTAGGACGATCCACGGTTGGGTCAATCAATAATCCAACAATTAAATAATCGCACAACGTCTTTGCTTCTTGTAGCATTACAATATGACCTGCATGAAACAGATCAAACGTTGAACATGTAAATCCGACCTTACAATCTGCCGGTAATTTTTTCCTATCTAGAAACATTTTCTTCCCTCAAAATTTCTTTAACTCGTTTAGCATACACCGTATAGAGTGGTGTTTTATCAGTTGGTAGATAATGTATATATGCAGGGAAGGTTTTAAACTTTAACTCATCGCCAAGTTTCATAACCGTAGTCCAAATTCGTACGTCACTACCAAACCTACTTACCTCAAATCCATTCTCTGATAACCATTTATAATAAATTGCATATATGTTTTGTTCTATACACCAAAACTTTCCACCCATAGATCGGTTATTACCTGGAGTTCCATACTTTGGTATAACAGAACCACCATAACCTTTTTTGTTTTTATACTTGTGTACACCTTCCATAATAAGAACATACATATCTTTACAGGCTGCTCTTTTAAAGAACTCAAGATAATGATCGTTCTTTGTATGTACAACCTGACCAGAATTCATACTAAAATAAGGTTTGAATCTCATCGTAGTAATATCAACTTTGTCTTTATAAATTGGATCAAGTACTGCTTCTACAAACTTACCCATAACACCTAATGCAGATTCGTTATAGAATACATAAGATTCAAAGAAGTAATGGTCAACAGGCTTGAGTAATAACGTATCGTCATCAATCATCATTGCTCTGTTAATGTTTAATATTTCGTGTACATAAGGAAAGACTAACCATTTGATTGCCACTCCGTATACATCAAGTATTCGTAACAGCCACTCTTCATCAAAGAAATGCTTTACTTTATCAATCACATCAGTTGCATAGTGAATTGTTATCTTATCTGATATACTTTCTACGTTATATGACTTATTCCTATCATCTAAGATAACATGTAAATTCATATACGTATCTTCATCGTATACATTATACATCTCAAGAAGGTTTTCAATCCTCGAGATTTTATTGCTTACTATGAATATATCATTCTGCATAGTCGATAATATCCAACAGATCGTTAACACACTGAATGATAAAGTCTTTATCTGGGTGGTACTTATATACTCGAATCACTTCAGCTGCTGTTAGCGTTAACAACTCATACTTATCTATCCAATTGTTATATGCCAACATTGTATTAATCACAAGATCTTGTGTATGACTATCATAACGATTAATTATTAAACTTGCGATAAACTTTGCTATATCAAGTTCACGACAACCAAATACATTAGGAATAGGATCAATTAAGTACATTGTGTCACTGTCATTAAACAGCATGTTCTTAATACCAAAATCTCCATGACAATAACCATACTCTAATTCAATAGCAGATAGTTTTTCAACGACATCATTAAAAGGTTCAAGGTTAGCATTAGTACAGTGACCTACGATTCTTGTGATATAATCATCGAACGTTAGAAACTTTGTTTCAGTTGGCATATCACCAAAAGCATCAAGAGCTTCTTGAATTAACGCCAATGCTTTATAAGGACTGTCTTCGAAGAAATTAGGATCGTTTTCAATATAATCCATTGTAATCGTATCACCAACCACTCGATGAATCTCAGGTGTACATACTGCCCAACCGGTTTTCTCATACCATAGTGCGGCTTCATGAGCATTCTTTGCTGTCTTGTGAACAAACTTACCGTCGGTGTAAATGTCAGAGCCTGATAGGCCACCTTCCAATTCACGAATATCAGCATCTAAAAAATCTTCAGGTGTAATACCTTTGTCGTCAATGTAATATGCCGCGAGTGGTTTATTAAAACTGAGTGCATGGTACTTTACGTTATTCTTTTGTAACCACGATTCAATTTGAGGTCCATACTTATCTGCAGCTTCTTCTCTACTCCTACAAGAAATAGATCCACGAGCTGTATATATGTCGATAGTCCAACCTTGATTATATAGTTCATTACACTTTTCAATTAGAGCAACGTTGGGTTTTGCGTTATCCCAATCTCTATTTGATGTAAATGCTAGAGTGTCATCAAAGTCAAGGACTATTCTTTTATGTGACGACATAATTAGTCCTTCTTAAAATAAATGTTTCGAGTTAGTCCACCAAAGAGGTAAGTGAAGTATAGGAAGAATGGAACTGCAAGTGCGATTCGTATTGTATCAGAAGTTGCACCAACCAATTCACCGAGACCGATGAGAGCTGAGATTAATCCAATAATTAACACGACGGTTGCTACGCCAAATCCAAAGTCTTTCAATTTTTCTTTCATAATATAGTTTCCTTGTTAATATTTACTATTATAACAAATTTTTGTGCAGTTGTCAATAGTTTATTTAGACAATCTGAAATCTGTTTCAAATTTACATCCTGACTCAATAAAGAGTCGTTTTGACTTATCATACGATTCTATCCATCTTTGAGGGACATCATCAGCAGCCATTACAATTCTATTTATGCCAACTTGGATAATTCCTTTTGCACATTCATTACAGACAGGTAAACCCCACACGTATATTGTTGTATCTTTTAACGATACTCCATGAAAGGATGCATTGAAGATTGCATTCATTTCAGCATGCACAACGAGTTCGTATTTCAGTTCTCTATTGTTATACTTATCTGCTGAATCATCAATACCTTTAGGAAAGCCATTATAACCAGTTGCTAGGATACGTTTATCTTTTACAATAACCGCTCCTATTTGTTTACTTGGATCTTTTGACCAACTTGAAACTTCTCGGGCAACTCGTATAAATCTTTGATCCCATTTATTTTCCTGCATTAATTAACGCCTCAATAAACTCAAAATGTCTTTCATATACATGAAGATTAGTTGCAGTCCAAATCAAGTCGCCAACCTCAACTTCGAGATCATAAGCAAGTTGACCCTGAACAAACTTTGCCCAAGCAACATCATTGTTATAACCAAAGACTGCGTCGTTAGATCTCATTACATAATGGGAAATAAGTTTGCCATCTCGAATCATAAACGTATTCGCGAATGTACACATAAAGTCAGACATACCATCTCGGTTGTAATCAAGATGCATACTTGGACGATTATAAATCATAGCAGCTCTACGGCTGTTTGGATTATTTCTCAACTCTCGAAGTACATGTTTATATTGATTACCATTCTCTTCAGAGTAAATACACCAACCATAATTAGAATTGATCTTACCTTCGTTAGAAGATATATCTTTCCAAATCTGTGGTGTCTCTCCAGGAATATCATCAACATATAATGATTCAGACATGTACCATTCTAGTTCACGTTCAATATACTTATAAGCTGGTGTTCTGATTAGCCAATTTTCATCAGCAACAAATGATTCACCAAGAACTTCAATAGTCTTAGCGCCTGACTTGTCAATGACATAATCTTCTGAAAGATACTTGTCAATTAGGTCTGCTCGGATATCATTTGCTGTTTTCATTAGAT